CTGCGCGAGTCGCGCAGATCAAGGAGAAGTTTGGTACGCTTCGTTTCTACGTGGACAGTGCTACCGACGCGGACTACGCGGTCATCGAGTTTGGCGAGCGCATGAGCGCTACCACGTGCGAAGACTGTGGGAACAAGGGCGAGGAGCGACCTGATGGTTGGATTCGAACCCAGTGCGAGTTGTGCTATGCGGAGGCTCTGAAATACGAAGCCAAGCGGCGAGCCGAGTGGGATCTTCGGCGTGCTGAGTTGGCTAAGGAACGCGCAGAAAAACTTGCAGCGGCACTTGACAAGGCCGAATAAGTCCTGTATACTGATCTCAGAATAATTCACTTGAGGACGTTGATGCATCACATCGCCTTAAGTCATTGGATGATGCGAGGAAAGTAAACAATGTCAAACACAAACCGCAAGTCGCAGAAGTCCCGTCTCTTGACCGCGTTCCGTTCGGGTCACGATTTCACCACGCGGCAGATTGCCAACCGCATCAACGTGAGTGAGTCGCGTGCGCGATACCTCGTCACCGAGCTTCGCCAGGATGGCAACGCCATCTATCGCAACCGCAAGACGTTTGCGTATGGCGATGTCGCCAACGTGTATCGTCTCGGAACCCCCTCCAAGGACATGGTGGCTTTTGCCGCTCGCTACGCTGGGCGTCAGCTTTTCGCCTAAATAGCGGAAGTCGTACCTAGTCGTACCTGTCCCCGGGATGCAGATTGAGCGGTTTCGCTCGGAGCACCGGGGATAGTTTTCTTACGAGTTGATGGTGTAACGGTAGCATCGGGGCCTCCAAAGCCTTCAGGTCAGGGTTCAAATCCTTGTCGGCTCGCCAATTTCGTATACATATGACGCATTCGTGCCTGCGTAGTCTAGTGGTAAAACCTCGGCCTGTCTAGTCGATGACGAGAGTTCGATTCTCTCCGTGGGCGCCATTACAATTTCTGGCAGTGTGGGTGAGTGGTTAAAACCATCAGCCTGTAAAGCTGACGGCCCTTCGGGTCTCCATTGGTTCAAATCCAATCGCTGCCACCATTACTCGTCACTGTGGTCTAACGGACAAGGCAACACGCTTCTAACGTGTACGATGGGAGTTCGATTCTCTCCAGTGGCACCATTCACATAAGGACACTATGAACATCCAAGACATCGACTTTGAGCAATTCTTCGATCCAGCAGACGAGGGCTATTCCTGGCGCTCGCCCAGGATCGGCTATGAAGAACTGATCTGTCTTGATGGTTCTGAAGTTGTGATTTCCGAACGCGACGCATTCGGAAATTCCGAACGCGACTCCGCCTATCAGGGCGACACGTATTGCCTCATCAAGCATCCCGAGAAGGGGTGGGGGTATATCTGCTTTGGGTGGGGTTCCTGCCCAGGTTGCGATGCGCTCGAAGGTACCCGCACTGCTGCTGACCTGAAGGACCTGGCAATCAGCTTGCACGATTCTGTTCAGTGGTTCTCTACCCGCGAGGAATTCGAAGAGTGGTTCAAGGCGAAGGATTGGAAAGGAACGCATTGCTACTATGGTAGCCATAGCGGATTCCCAACCTTTGCGGCTCACTTTGGGGTAATCATTCCCGAATCGGAGTAATTGTTGTCCCGTAGCTTAGCTGGAGAAAGCACTTGCCTTATAAGCGAGAGATCGGTGGTTCAACTCCACCCGGGACTACCAACACTACATACAATTCAACGGAAGGTTGGCAGAGCGGCTTATCGCACTTGGTTGCTAACCAAGCGAGGGGTAAAAGCCTCCGAAGGTTCAAATCCTTCACCTTCCGCCAACCTGTGAGACTCGAACTATGCTAAAGAAGTAAACGAAGTAAACATAGAGGGTTGGTAGAGCGGTTTATTGCACCTGGCTCGAACCCAGGAGGACCGAAAGGTTCCGTCAGTTCGAATCTGACACCCTCTTCCACACGGAAACGTCGCATAATGGTATTGCAGCACCTTGGAAGGGTGCCGACCGAAAGGTTGTAGAGGTTCGACTCCTCTCGTTTCCGCCATTTTCTTCGGCGCGCTTTGCGAAGCAGCTAAATAGAGCAGACGCCAAACAACTTTCATTATGAGGATTTATCGGTATGGGTATCAACATTGAAGTGCCAATCAGTGAACTACAGAAGTGCAAACTATTCGTCGCAACGCCCATGTACGGCGGACAGTGCTTTGGATCGTATACCAAGAGCATCCTTGATCTCTCAAGAGTAGCTACACAGTATGGCATCGAGACTCAGTTCTCGTTCCTCTTCAATGAGTCCTTGATTACCCGCGCAAGGAACTACCTAGTCGATGAGTTCTTGCGTTCTGGCGCAACGCATTTGATGTTCATTGACTCGGACATCGACTTCAATCCGATGGACGTTATCGCCCTGATTGCGCTGAACAAGCCAGTCATTGGTGGTCCGTACCCTAAGAAGTGTATCGCGTGGGAGAATATCTACGACGCAGCACGATTTGGGCTAGTCCCCTCGAACGACCGAGGCAAGCTTCAGGACTTCGCCGGCGACTTCGTGTTCAATGCTGTGGCTGGAACCACTGAGATTAAGCTTGATGCTCCTGCTGAAGTCCTTGAGATCGGCACAGGATTCATGCTTGTCGAACGAGGCGTCTTCGAAAAGTTCGCTGTTGCATACCCAGACTACTGGTACACACCCGATCACAATCGCTCTACTGCGTTTGATGGATCGCGCAAAATCTACCAATACTTCCAAGCGGAAATCGAGAAGGAACGCAACCGCTACCTCAGCGAAGACTATTGGTTCTGCCAGATGGCACGCAAGGCTGACATCAGCGTGTGGCTCTGTCCTTGGATGCAAGTCAAGCATCATGGAACGATGATCTACGGCGGAAGCATTCCTGCTATGGCTACTGTCATCAACGAGCGCATTCAGCGTAAGGAGCCTGTTCCTACTGTCGCCGTAATGGACCCTGGTTCTGTGGCTGTGAAGACCGTCATCGAAGGATCGGAGCCGTTGAGTATCGCCAAGTTCTCAGACTTCTCAAGCGCTGCTCGCAAGACGCAGTTTGCTGAGTGGGGAACTCTGTTGGGAGTCGACCCCGAAGTCCTTGCCGAAGCGTACAAGGTCCGCTATAAGCAATGGCTAAAGGATGTGCCTGATATCCCAGCCATCGAGAAGGTCACCGATCTAGCAAACGAGATCAAGACTATCGCGCTAGCTGTTGCTGCTGAAGTACCAACCCCAACCGTCTAGGAGAGCCGATGATTATCACTCTATGTGGGTTTGCCAATTCGGGCAAATCCACGATAGCACAACATCTTGTCAATCGTCATGGTTTCGTTAGAGCAAGTTTCGCTGCTGGTGTAAAGGATGTTGCGGCGGCAGCTTTCGGTTGGAAGCGCATCAAGCTTGAAGGCATCACACCAGAAGACAGAGAATGGCGCGAGGAACCAGACTTGTTCTGGTCTGGCGTCAAGTCTCAACCTTTCAGCCCCCGCGAAGGCCTACAACTGATAGGCGGTGGATTCCGCGAACTCTTCCACAAGGATCTCTGGGTTCAGAACACCATCCGATTCATCAAGGACAACTGGCACAAGCACGTAGTCATAGATGATATGCGCTACTGCAATGAGCGCAATGCTCTAGAAGATATCGGCGCCAAAACATTCGCGGTCTTCCGAGACTTCCCGACTCCCGAACACAAGCGAGTCTGGGACTTGGGCTTCACTGGCAACGGAATTCCAGACAGCACACTCCACATTTCTGAGTGGGACTGGCTGAGACATCCATCCGTATCAGACTTGACCACACCCGTTGTGGTGAACTACGGCAGCGTAGAAGACCTTCAGAAATTGACAAACATGATGTATAATAGACTCTTGACAGAAGCAGTCAAGAATCATCCCTTCACAATGAAAGCAACCGAGGCCTTTTAACATGAACTACCCCCTTAGCGAATCCGCAGTAGAGATCCTGAAGAACTTTGCCGCGATTAGCGAACAAGTCCAATTCAAGGCCGGCACCGCTCAGCGAACGTGCAATTCCACCAGAAACTTCATTGCCGACGTAGAGCTACCAGAAGCGCTCCCGCTGGATTGTTCTCTCTTCAATCTCAACCGACTGTTGGGTATCATCGACACTTGCAAGGGCGCCAAGCTTCCTGAGCTGACATTCAACGAGACTTCGTTGGTAGTGACGCACGCTGATGGTGAAGTGACTTTACCTTACGCGCATGACGGGGTTGTGACCGCTGCTCCTGTCTACACTTTCACACTGTCTAAGAAATTCGCTGAGTTCGATCTTCCTGTTGCTCTGTGGACCAAGATCAAGCGCACCGCTGCCGTTCTTCAGACCACTTCTCTCCAGTTCACCATCAAGGACGGTAAGCTGACTCTGAAGCTTATCAACGACAAGGACAAGGGCGGAGACTCTATCGGTTGGGGTTCGTACAACATGCCCAACACCGTAGTTTCTGAAGGCATCAAGTCGAACATTTGGGTAGTGAAGTTCGACGCGCTCGAACTCATTCCCGGCGACTACAAGGTAGAGATCGGCGAGGTCAGTTTCCAGACCGCAACTGGAGAAAGCAGCCTGTTCGGCGCATTCTTCACTCTCGCTGATCCCAAGAAGAACGTTCGCTATCTCACTTCTGGTCACGTAGTCAAGAGTCGGTAATGAATTAACGTTGAGCTAGTCCGTTCAATTCCACCACACAAAAAGAAGAAGACTAATGTCACCGATTGAGCAATATATCTGGACCGAAAAATACCGCCCTTCTAAAATAGATGACTGTATCCTACCAGACAACATCAAAATCGTAGCTAAGAGTTTCGTGGCCCAGGGCGATCTACCAAACATGATTCTCTCTGGTGGACCCGGTATGGGCAAAACAACATTAGCACTTGCTATGTGTAAAGAACTGGGCATTGTTCCTATGTTTATCAATGGCTCCGAAGAGAGTGGTATCGACGTTCTACGAACCAAAATCAAAGACTTCGCCTCGGCACTTGGACTAGATGGTAAACGGCGAATCATTATTCTCGATGAAGCCGATTATCTAAATCCATCTAGCACCCAGCCGGCCCTTAGAGGTCTTATCGAAGAAATGTCGATCAACTGTGGATTCATCCTGACCTGCAACTACAGCAACCGCATCATCCCCGCGCTTCATTCGCGCTGTACCACTCTGTCCTATGTCATCCCTCCTGCTGAGAAGAAGAAGCTGATGGTGCAGACGATGGAGCGCCTACAGTTCATCCTAAAGGAAGAGGGAGTCAAGGCAGAGGAGGCAATGCTCGTTGCGGTTGTCAAGCGCTGGTGGCCAGACACGCGCAGGATCATCAACGAGATTCAACGTGCCAGCATCGACGGGATTCTCCAGCCATCGGTACTTGGACAACACGCCGACGTTCAGTTCGAACAGTTGTTTGCCGCTCTGAAGGCACGCAACTACAAGGATGCTCGCGTATGGATTGGGCAGAATGCGGACATTGATCCACCCAAGTTCTATCGCACCGTCTTCGAATGGCTGCACGAATCCGTAGAACCAGCTAGCTTGCCCGCTCTCATCATTCTGATGGCAGACTACCAGTTCCGACATCTGAACGCGATTGATACGCACGTTCATTTGGCTGCTCTTTGTATCGAGATCATGCACAACGCAACCTTCCGATGAAAAAGATTTCCCTGCGCGATGCCTATACCTACGCGATCCTGTTTGGTACATACGGAAACGGACCGCTAGACAAAGTAAAGGCGGGAGTAAAGGCACTTCTATACAAGATGGGGCTGGATATCGCGCTCCAGCATCCCATCTGGTTTCGTGATCCAAGTGATTGCCCAGAATGCATGACAGACGCGGAGTGGTCTAAATCCGAGTTTCGCTTCCTCACTAGAATTGACGGCAAATTCGTACCGCCCGATCCAACGGCAAAGGTTCATGGTCGCAACCCAAAGGAATGGGCCGCAAAGTGGCTTACTGACGACAGGTGCAGTGCAAAGATTGTGAAACTGGCATGCCAGTGCAAAGATTGTGAAACTGGCAAGATGTGGTTTATGCAATGAACATCATTTACAACGAAGACTGCCGCACCACTCTAGACCGAATCGAACGCGAAGGCGGATCTAAACTCAAGTTTCAATATCTGTTCACCTCTCCACCAGACTTCAACGAGCTAGACATGGAGCCTACACAGACACAGGATTATACCGACTTCCTGCATAGTGTCTTTTCGCTAGTACCTCTCAACGTCGCTATTACTCTCGCATTCACAGATCGCAAAAGTGACGGAGGAATAGTACCGAAGTCTACAATGGCGATCAACCTGTTCCAGTCTCTTGGGTGGCGCTTGCAGTCCCATAAGATTTGGGTAAAGAGCACCAAGATTGACCTCTTCAGATTGACCTACGCCAACGTCCTTACTTTCATGTGGGGCAATGCACGAATCCGGCAGTATGGTTTCAACGAATTCAAACCCGATGTCTGGGAAGACGGATGGTTTCGTGGTGCTGGTGGGTTCACGAATTCTCTGCCACAGAAAGTCGCGGAACGTTGCATCAGAAACTTCACAGCACCAAAGGATGTAGTGTATAATCCATTCATGGGTATCGGACAAACTGCTATCGCCTGTCTTGCTACCGACAGACAGTACATTGGGTCGGAATTATCCAAAGAGACATACGACATTTCACAGACCAGAATCGAGGAGTATCGTGCCTCCTTCACGGTCTAAGGTCAAAGAAGATGAGGTACCTAAGGTATCTCCGTTCACAACGATCAAGCATCTATCCGAAACCAGGCCCTACTCCTACAAGGACATACAGGAAGCTGGTCTCCCATACGAAGCGTTTCTGGTTAACCGATCCTTCTCGTTGACAGAAGACACGGTCCTAGCAGCGTCCCTGATGAATGAACGCTCCTTCCTATCACCAGACATCCAGGCAACCTTCTACATCCACGCCATACGTCCTAGGCGACGATTTGAGAAGTGGCCAAAATGTCTGGTTGATGCGGACATGACTACTATCGCGGGATACTACGGGATGTCTGTACGCGAAGCCAAGTCCCACGCGCACCTGCACACACCAGAGCAACTGGTCGCTATGCAGAAACTACTAGACGATGGAGCGAAGCCGAGTCGATTCCGCGAATAACGGCGATTCATATATAACATCAGGCGGTATGATGTTATGTTCGATTGGCAGAATCAACTCGTTGAAATTCGATTCCCAGCCGGTGAAGACAACTTCCTGAAGGTCAAGGAAACTCTCACCCGCATAGGGGCGCCTGCCTATGGCAAAGATGAGGAAGAACGTGTATTGTGGCAGTCCTGTCACATCCTCCACAAGCGCCAGAAGTACATGATCGTCCACTTCAAGGAGATGTTCCTTCTAGACGGTAAAGAGAACCAGACTTCACTTACCGATAATGATCTAGCACGTAGGAATGCCATTGCGCTCCTGTTAGAACAATGGGGGCTGATAGAACTAGTTCGGCCAGATCAAGTACGCAATCCCGCTCCTGCTCCAATAGAAAGCTTGAAGATTCTTCCGTTCAAGGAGAAGTCTACTTGGGCGCTGCGCACTAAATACGACATCGGTAACAAGGGAAAAGCTGACGATGGCATTCCCAAGAACAGGATGTACGCATGATAACAAGCAGGGCTGGCAAGGAACTCATCAAGCATTTCGAGTCGTTCAGATCGCAGGCATACAAGTGTCCTGCTGGAGTCTGGACTATCGGATATGGCACAACCGTTATCGCGGGCCGGCCTGTTTTCTCTGGTGAAACTTGTACCGAAATTCAAGCAAGTGAGTACCTAGCTAACGACTTGAGAGTGTTCGAAGCTGCTGTTGCCGGCGCGGTAAGGGTTCCTCTGTATCAGCACCAGTTTGACGCGCTCGTCTGTTTCGCGTATAATGTAGGAGTGGGTGCGCTCAGCAGTTCTACCCTACTTCGCAACATCAACGCCAGTATCCCAGTCATTGAAAAGAGATTCACTGACTGGAACAAAGCCACCATCAAAAACGTGTTGACGGCTCTCCCTGGGTTGACCCGCAGACGTAAAGCTGAGTTCTACCTATTCAGCACAGGACAAATCAAGACCATATTCTAAGGATACATTATGACAGAAGTGAAAGTTTTCAAACTCGTTAGCGGCCAGGAATTCATCGGGAAAGTTATCTCCGACGAGGGTTCCACTGTAGTTGTAGAATCGCCGGTTACGCTACAGCCTATGCGCCAGAATGACGGAACTCTTAGTGTTGGGATGATTCCATTCTCGTTTGGTGGCAAGAACAACGAGCAGGTGGCATTTCAGCGCTCCAGCCTCCTTTGCGTAATCAACCCCGACCACGACATTGAGAATACCTATCTCACTGCTATCTCTGGACTCATAATGCCAACGGGACCTGGGGCGAAAGTTACCCTTACTTAATCAGTCTCAGTATGCTATACTGAGCGCATGAGTAAGTTTGAAAACTACACGCACCTAGCCCTTCTTTTCAACGAGATCGGGGTGCGTGTACGCGACCCTATCACCAGAGAAGGATCGTATTTCAAAGTCAAGTATCGCCCGCGCACGTACACCCAAGCACCACCGGGAACGCCTTCTGTCTGGAAGACTCTAGACGGCGAACCTCTGCGCGAGAAGCTGCATGGTTCTATCTCTGAGTACCGAGACTACCACAATCAGGCAGCGAAGGACGGTCGCAAAGTCTATGGTGTAATCTCTCCCGTCCAGCAATTTGTGGCAGAGACGCTTCCAAAGCAATGCGGAGTTGCGTTCGAACACATTCGAACCGCGTTTATCGACATCGAGGTTGAGTCCTCTGCCGGCTTCGCTCCTGTTGAGAATCCGATCAACGCCATCACCGCTATCACTGTAGCAGTATGGGGTAAGTATCTCGTTTGGGGTACTGGTGATTACACGCCTACGAACGACAACATCACCTACGCCAAATGTGACGACGAGCATGAGCTACTATACTCGTTCCTGAAGTGGTGGGCCACGGACTATCCAGACATCGTTACTGGTTGGAACGTCCAGTTCTTCGACATCCCCTACATCATCAACCGCATCACGCTTCTACAGAAGACCCAGGGCTTCAAGATTTCCGCGTCTGTGCTGTCGCCATGGAGGAAGATTTCCAGACGAAACATGATCCTCATGGGCAAGACCCAGACAGTCATTGATCTAGTCGGAGTAAACATCCTCGACTACCTCGAACTCTATCGCAAGTTCAGTTTGACTCAGCAGGCATCGTATCGGTTGGACTTCATCGCAGAGCAGGAACTAGGACGCAAGAAGCTAGCCTATGATGAGTACGGCTCGCTTGCAGCACTAGCAGAGCAGAACTACCAGAAGTTCATCGAGTACAACATCGTGGACGTTGAGTTGGTCATTGAGCTAAACAATAAGCTTCACCATCTTGATCTGTGTACGTCGATTGCGTATGGAGCGCGGGTAAACTTCACTGATACGTTCAAGCAGGTACGGTTGTGGGATGCGATCATGTACTACGACCTGTACGACCAGAAGGTTGCGGTTCCTCCGAACGAAAGTCACGACAAGGAGCAGAACTTCGTCGGTGCGTATGTGAAGGAACCCCAGTTGGGTAAGTTTGGGTGGGTGGTTTCCTTCGACGTAAACTCGCTCTATCCTTCCATCATGCGGCAGTGGAACATCAGTCAGGATCGGCATTTGACTGCTGACTGGTTGCAGAATCGTTTGCGACAACTTGAAAGTGTGTCTACTACTAGTTGCGAATCTGCTACCACCGAACCGCTACAATGGATAGACAAATGTCAGACCAGCGATGCTCCCTTTGTGCGCCATGCACTACGGCAACTGATAGAGTACACCGAAAACACCACAGTAGAGCAAATGCTCTCTGACTTGGGTTCAAAGGAAGAACCTTGGCCGTGGCTAAAAATCCTGTCCGTTTGCATCACTCCTAATCGTCAAACGTTCCGCACAGATTCCAGTGGGTTCTTGCCTACCATCTTGGAGAATATGTACGACGAGCGCAAGAAGGCTAAAGCAAAAGAGACTGCTGCAAAGAAGAAGGCGGAGAAAGCGACGAGCAAATTGGAGAAAGACACCCTGTCTTTCCAAGCGCTCAAATGGGGATTGGAACAGACCACGAAGAAGCTGAATCTGAACAGTTGCTACGGTGCTTTGGGTAATCCATACGCAAGATTCTTTGATCTTCGGCACGCTGAAGCTGTCACGATAACCGGCCAGCTTATCATCCGATACATAGCAACCGAACTCAACACGTTTCTAAACTCTGAGTTTGGTACCAATGCGGACTACGTGCTAGCATCAGATACAGACTCCGTTTACTTGACACTAGCACCGGTAGTCAAGAATTCTCCAGAAAACTCTTCGGCATTAGTGGACATTCTCGATAAATACTGCGAGAAGACGCTGCAACCAATCATTGACGGCGCCTTTGCTCGCATCAACGACCGGTTCAATACTCTCACCTCGGTACTCGCAATGAAACGCGAAGTCATTGCCGAGCATGGAGTCTGGACGGCGAAGAAGCGATATCTGCTGTGGGTCCACGATAACGAAGGCGTTAGGTACGATCCTCCCAAACTAAAGAGCGTCGGCATTGAAGCTGTCCGCTCCTCGACACCAAAGTATGCCCGAGAAGTAATCAAAGCCGCGCTTGAGTGTTTCATCAAGGACGACAAGCAGGCATTCTACGACCTATTGGAAGATGCTGAGATTGAATTTGAGAAGCGGCCGTTTGAGGATATCGCCTCTCCTAGAACCTGCAACGGATTGGATGTGTATGATATCAATGCCGACGGAGAATTTACCTCGAAGACTCCTATTCACGTTCGCGGGGCTCTCGTCTATAATAGACACTTGGAGCAGACTGGATTGCTCCAGAAGTACCCGATCATCAGGAACGGCGAGAAGATTCGGTTCTGCTATCTCAAGCCACAGAATCCTCTCCGAAGCACGGTCCTAGCAGCACCGAACAAGCTACCCAAAGAGTGGAACATGGAACGATTCCTAGACAAGCAGGAGCAGTTTGAAAAGAACGTTCTCGGGCCGCTGGAGGTCATAGTTCAATATGCCAATTGGCCCATTCGGCCTACCGTTACCCTGGGCTAATAACAACCGAATGCGACTCTCATCACGTATATTACTTATACGCGAACTACTAGCATACATCGTCAATTTCGCTCCAAAAGCATATCAAAAGTCCAGCAACCGCTCACATATTTTTAGCTACAAACTATAGCTATCGGATAAGATAGTTAGTAAGAATCACTCGAAAAACCATCTACCAAAGGATATCGGCAATGCCTCCATCGTTCTTCCGTACCATGATTAAAGACCTACCAGCCTACACAACCATGGCAGTAGACGCGAAGTCGTCCTCTGAATTTGACTCGTACATAGACACGGGGAGCTATGTTCTCAATGCGTGCGAGAGTGGATCACTTTTCGGTGGAATACCAAACAACAAGATCACGACCTTTGCCGGCGATCCTGCGACTGGTAAGACGTTCTTCGTTCTTGGCATTATCAAGCGATGGCTCGATGTGAACCCCGACGGTGGTGTGATCTACTTCGATACTGAAAGCGCTGTGACCAATCAGATGCTTTCTGCACAAGGCATCGACCTGAAGCGACTGGTGAAGTCGGAGCCTGAAACCATCGAGCAGTTCCGACAGACAGCGCTCGCCATCCTCGACAAGTACGCAGAAGTGCCAGAGAAAGAACGACAGCCCATGATGCTCGTCTTGGACTCTCTCGGTAACTTGTCGTCTTCGAAGGAAGTGGAAGATATCCGCGCCGAGAAGGACACGCGAGACATGACCAAGGCTGGATTGCTCCGCGGCACTTTCCGCGTTTTGCGTCTGCGTCTTGCGAAGCTGAACGTACCCATGATCGTAACCAACCATGTCTATGCAGTCATTGGATCATACGTTCCTATGAAGACTATGAGCGGCGGTGCGGGTGCT